CTAAGCCTGCTGCGGCAGCGTCAGATGTGTAGAAGAGACCGGTCGTGGGCTGCCGCGCGCCGACATGCCGATCGGCGCCGCCTCCGCGGGCTGACCCGGGCGGGCGGCCCGGACAGGCGCCAACCACGACCGGGCCGCCCATTCCACCCTCCGATCGGATGAACCGCCTTCGGGCGGCACGGGATTATCATGCCTGAGCTCCCGCAGCCAATTTCTCACACCGTCGAGGTGCTCTATGCCGCGCTCGTGGCGCGCGCCCGCCAGGGCGACAGCCGCGGCGTCCCGATGGGCGCCGCCGCCAACGAATGCGACCGGGCCGTGTGGTACGGCCTGCGCTGGGCCGCGGCGCCGGAGCGGCTCGATGGGCCGCGACAGCGCCGGTTCGAGACCGGCCGTCGTGAGGAAGATCGCCTGCTCGACGATCTGGAGGCGGCCGGCGTCGCGGTCGTCCGGCTTGATCCGGCGACCGGCCGGCAGTTCGCCGTCCCGCTCGCCCACGGCTGGCTGCGCGGCAAGATGGACGGCCGCGCCGTCGGACTGCCCGAGGCCCCCAAGACCGAGCACGTGGTCGAGACCAAGTCCCACAACGATCGCTCGTTCAAGGAGCTGGTGAAGCACGCACCCCCGAAAGGCGAGGGGTTGCGCCGCGCCAAGCCGGAGCACTTCACACAGTGCCAGCTCTACATGCACGCGACGGGGCTGCGCCGCGCGCTCTACCTCGCCGTCAACAAGAACACCGACGAGCTGTACGCGGAGCGTGTCGAGTACGACGCCGAATTCGCGCTCCGGGTCGAGTCGCGCGTCGCCCGGCTCGCCGGCACGGACCGAGCGCCGCCGCGCCTGCACGACGACCCCGCCAGCAAGGCGGCGTTCGCCTGCCAATGGTGCCCGGCACTCGCGCTCTGCCATGAGCGCGCTTTCGCCCGCCAGAACTGCCGAACCTGCCTCTCGGCCGCGTTCGAGGACGGCGCGATCGTCCGCTGTGCCCAGACGGGCCGTGAGCGCAGCTACGATGAGCAGCAGGCCGGCTGCTCGGCGCATCTCTACCTGCCCGATCTGATCCCGGGCGAGCAGATCGATGCCGGCGAGCGGTGGGTCAAGTATCGGCTCTCTGACGGGCGCGAGTGGATCGACGGGAGGGTGGCATGAACGACCTCTCCGCCTACCGCAACTTCATCGCGTCGAAGCGGGTCGCCTTCGCAGGTGACGGTCTGAGCGTCGTCCCGCCGCTCAACTCCGCCATGTTCCCGCATCAGGCACACTCGACCGAATTCGCGCTGCGCAAGGGCCGCGCCGCGCTGTTCCTCGACACCGGCCTCGGCAAGAGCCTCTGCGCGCTCGACTGGGGCCGCGTCGTCGTCGAACACACCAACAAGCCCGTGCTCATGCTGGCGCCGCTCGCCGTGGCGCAGCAACACGCCCGCGAGGCCGAGAAGTTCGGGATCGACGCCGCCGTGGTCCGATCGGGCGACGAGGTCGGCGCGAAGCGCATCTACATCACGAACTACGACCGCCTCGACAGGTTCGACGCAGGCCGCTTCGCCGGCATCATCCTGGACGAGTCGAGCATCCTCAAGAACTTCGCCGGCCGGACGTGCCGCGCCCTGATCGAAACGTTCGCCAGGACCCCGTTCCGGCTGGCCTGCACCGCGACGCCGGCCCCAAACGACCATACCGAGGTGGGCACCCATTCCGAGTTCCTCGGTGCGATGCGGCGCGACGAGATGCTGCCGATCTGGTTCATCAACGACACTGCCGACACGGGGACCTGGAGAATCAAAGGCCACGCCCGCGCCGATTTCTGGTCGTGGGTGGCGAGCTGGTCGCGTTGCGTCGGGCGGCCGAGCGATCTCGGCTTCGACGACGCCGGCTTCGCTTTGCCAGAGATCACGATCACCCACCATGAGGTGCGGGCCGATCGGATGACCGATGCCGGCGAGGAGCGCAATGGCAAACTGGCCGGGCAGGGTAGGCTGTTCCGCATCCCGGACACCTCAGCGACGAGCATCCACCACGAGAAGCGCCTGACCATCGAGCAGCGCGCCGACCGAGTCGCCGAGTTGCTCGCCTCCGATCCGACCGAGGCGTGGATCGTCTGGGTCGACACCGACTACGAAGCCGACGCCGTGATGGCGCGGCTTCCCGGCGCGATGGAAGTCCGCGGCGGCATGAAGGTCGAGGAGAAGGAGCGCCGGCTCGTCGCATTCTCGGAGGGGCGCGAGCGGGTGATTGTCACCAAGCCCAGCATCGCCGGGTTCGGCCTCAACTGGCAGCATTGCGCGCTCCAGTGCTTCGCCGGCATCTCGTTCAGCTACGAGGCATTCTATCAGGCGATCCGGCGAAGCTGGCGGTTCGGCCAGCGGAGGCCCGTTCAGATTCACGTCGTCTGCGCCGATACCGAGCGCGCGATCTGGGCCGTGGTCGAGCGCAAGTCCGGCGACCACGAGGCGATGAAGCGAGAGATGGTCGCTGCGATGCGGCGATCGGTGCGCGAAGAGCAGAGCCGGAAGCTGTATCAGCCCGATCAGGAGGCGCGTCTGCCGACGTGGCTCTGCGCGTGACCTACTACAACGAGATCGACCCGTTCGCCGCGGCGTGGCTGCGCAACCTGATCAGCGCCGGTCACATCACTGATGGCGTGGTCGACGAGAGGAGCATTCGCGATGTCAGACCCGCCGATCTCGACGGCTGCGAGCGCGCTCACTTCTTCGCCGGCATCGCCGGATGGGATCTCGCCTTGCAGCTCGCTGGATGGCCAGACGATGCGCCTGTCTGGACCGGATCATGTCCATGCCAGCCATTCAGCTCGGCAGGACGCGGACGCGGCACCGCCGACGACCGCCACTTCTGGCCCGTGTGGTTCGATCTCATCCGCGAATGCCGACCTCCGATCATCTTTGGAGAGCAGGTGGCTGCCGCCATCCGGCACGGCTGGCTCGATCTTGTTTTCGATGACCTGGAAGGAACTGGTTACGCCTGCCGGGCGGCGATTGCCCCGGCTTGCAGCGTCGGCGCGCCGCACATCAGAGAACGGCTGTGGTGGGTGGCCTACGCCGACACGGCAGGACGCCGCGAGCAGCGGCGCGGCGGGCTACTCGACAGAGAGCGGACGGCACAGCGGGACGACGCTGACGGACGCTGCGCGCTTCGCCGGATGGGCGACGCCGGCGGCGCGGGACTGGCGGGATGGCCGCGCGAGCTCGGAGACGATGGAGCGCAACGCGCGACCGCTCAACGAGCAGGCTGTTGGTCTGATCTCGTCTGGCTCCCCTGCACCGACGGAAAAGCGCGGCCAACTCAACCCGGCCTTCAGCCGCTGGCTCATGGGGCTACCGGACGAGTGGGACGACTGCGCGCCTACGGCAACGCCATCGTCCCGCAAGTCGCGGCAGCGTTCATCTCAGCCGCGATCAAGATCATCAACGAGGCCCGCCATGCCTAACGTCTTCGCCCAGGAAATCACCGATCGCTACAGCGCATACCACGCCGACTGCGTCGAGATCGTGTCTGGTCTTCCGACCGAGAGCGTCGGGTTCTCGATCTACAGCCCGCCGTTCGCGCATTTGTTCATCTACAGCGACAGCGAGCGTGACATGGGCAACGTGAAGAACGAGGCCGAGTTCTTCACGCAGTACGGGTTCCTGCTCGCGCAGCTTCACCGCGTCACCAAGCCGGGCCGGTTGACCGCTGTTCACTGCTCGGACCTGCCGCGAACCAAGACGACGCATGGCGAGGTCGGCATCTACGACATGCCGGGCGACATCATCCGTGCGCACATCGCGGCCGGCTGGACGTACCACAGCCGAATCACGGTGTGGAAGGACCCCGTCGTCGAAATGCAGCGGACCAAGGCGCTCGGGCTGCTCTACAAGCAGTTGCAGAAGGACAGCACGCGGTCGCGCCAGGGGATGCCTGATTACGTGCTGGTGTTCCGCAAGACACCGAGCGACGAAAAGTCGGCCGACCCGGTCGGCCAGGACGCCGCGCATTTCCCGGTCACGCAGTGGCAGGACTGGGCCAGCCCGGTCTGGATGGACATCAACCAGACCAACGTCCTCAACGTGCGCGCCGCACGTGAAGACAAGGACGAGAAGCACCTTTGTCCGTTGCAGCTTGACCTGATCGAGCGTGCCATTCGGCTCTGGTCCAATCCCGGCGACGTCGTGCTGTCTCCGTTCATGGGGATCGGCAGCGAGGGTTACATGGCGCTGCGCTGCGGGCGCCGCTTCATTGGCGCCGAACTCAAGGAGAGCTATTTCCGGCAGGCCGTGCGCAACCTTCAGGCCCGCGAGGCGGAGACCTTCGCCGGCGACCTGCTGTCGAGCGCGTCATGACCCGCGCAATCCTTCCCGAGCGGCGCGCGGTCGAGACATTCGACCTAAGGCACGACAGCATGTCGTTCACCGTGTCGATCGGGTTCTATGACGACGGTAGGCCCGGAGAGGTGTTCGTCACCGGCACCAAGGCCGGGTCTGGCGTCGAGGCGGTCAGCCGTGACGGCGCCATCCTGATCAGCTTGGCGCTCCAGCATGGCGTGCCGGTCGACGTGATCAGGCACGCCGTCACGCGGACGGCTGGCGACGAGCCGAGCAGCATCATCGGGGCCGTGGTGGATCGGCTGGTCCAGGAGGTCGGATCGTGAATCCGCTGGAAAGAAGGATCGAGGCCGCACTTGATGCTTGGTTCGAAGGCGAGGGATGGCGCCTGGAGGTGCGCCGCGCGACTGGCGATCACGTCGCGACGAGTTGGTATGAGACGGATGAGGGTGAGGACAGTGGACCGACCGTCAACCTCACCGAGTGCGCACGTCGTGTAGCCGAGGAGGTGGGCCGGTGATCGAATTGCGCCCGTACCAACGTGCCGCGATCGATGCCCTGTGGGATTTCTGGGGGCGCGGCGGCGGCAACCCACTCGTCGAGATGGCGACTGGCACCGGCAAGTCGGTGGTCATCGCCACGCTGGTCCGCGAGCTGATCGAGACCTATCCGGACATGCGGGTGCTGATGCTCGTCCATGTCAGGGAGCTGGTCGCCCAGAACTTTCAGGCGCTGGTGCGGACGTGGCCGCAGGCGCCGGCCGGCATCAACTCGGCCGGGCTCGGCCGCCGCGATCGGTTCTCGCAGGTGCTGTTCGCCTCGATTCAGTCGGTGCAGCGCGACGACTGCCACTCGATCGGCAAGCGCGACATCGTGCTGGTCGACGAAGCGCATTTAATTCCGCGCGCCGGCGACGGCATGTACCAGAAGCTGCTCGGCAGACTTCGGGACGGCGTCCCCGACATGCGGATCGCCGGGTTCACCGCGACGCCGTACCGGCTCGACAGCGGGCGGCTCGACCGCGGCGAGGGGCGACTGTTCGATCAGATCGCCTACAGCTACGGGATCGGTCGCGGCATCGACGACGGTTACCTGTCGCAGCTGGTCAGCAAGGCGACGGCGACCGCGCTCGATACCCGTGGCGTCGCACGGCGGGGCGGCGAGTTCGTCGCCGGCGCGCTGGAGGTCGCGGTCGACAAGGACTGGATCACCCGCGCCGCGGTCGACGAGATCGTGACGTTCGGCGCCGACCGGCGGTCCTGGTTGGTGTTCTGCTCTGGAGTGCAGCACGCCGCGCACGTCGCCGAGGAAATCAGATCGCGCGGCGTCTCGTGCGCCGCGGTGACCGGCGAGACGCCGAGCGGCGAGCGCGACCGGCTGATCGCAGCGTTCAAGGCCGGGCAAATCAGGTGCCTCACCAACGCGATGGTGTTGACCACCGGATTCGATGCCCCGCAGGTCGACCTCGTCGCGATGCTGCGTCCAACCCTATCGACCGGTCTCTACGTCCAGATCGTCGGCCGCGGAACGCGGCTGGCCGACGGGAAAGAGAACTGTCTGATCCTGGATTTCGCCGGCAACGTCCGTCGCCACGGACCGGTCGACGCGGTCGAGCCCGGAGCGGGGCCGAAGGGTGGCGAAGGCGATGGCGAGGCCGAGGTGCGGGCCAAGGAGTGCCCGGAGTGCGCGACGCTGGTGGCGCTCAACGCGCGGGCCTGCCCGACCTGCGGACACGAATGGCCGGTGCGCGACGAGCCGAAGCACGAGGCGACGGCCGATGCCGAGACCGCGATCATCTCGCGCGGCGCACCGGCATGGGTCGCGGTCGACGCGGTCAAGTACTACCGGCACGAGAAGTATGGAAGTCCGCCGAGCATGCGGGTCGAGTATCTGGCCGGCATGACGGTCCACCGCGAGTGGGTGTGCTTCCAGCATGTCGGATTCGCGCGATCGAAAGCAGAATCTTGGTGGATACGAGCAATCGCAGGACACGGGCTGATGTCGCCGCCGCGCACCACCGACGAGGCCCTGTCGCGGCTCGCCGAGCTGCGCTGTCCGGCCGCGATCCAGGTGCGGCCGAGCGGGAAGTATTTCGAGGTGGTCGGGCGGCGCTACGAGCAGCGGGAGAGGGCGGCGTGATGAACGGTCGGCGTTATGGCGATAGGCAGACGCGCCGCCGCGAGGCCGACGAGCGCGCGGCGAAGATCGTCGAGCTGGTGAAGCGCGGCGTCGCACAGAAGGCGATCGCCGAACGCCTCGGTGTGACCACCCGGACCATCCAGGTCGCCGTCGCCGATGCGAAGCTGCGCGGGGAGTTGCCGGCGTGACCATCCCGGCCCACCGCCTCAATTGCCCCGACGTGTGCTTCGTCTGCGCGCGGCGCGCGGCCGGCGGCGGGGTCGGTAGGCCCGGCCGCATCGGCTGGCTCTGCACCGACTGCCCGCCCAAGATCGGAAGGATCGCGATGGCCACCAAGTTCGACATCTACGAGGAGCGCGCCTGCAAGGCGGTCGCCGAGCAGCTCCCGGCTACGAACTTCACCTTCCCGGCCGACGAGTTGCCGGACTTCGTGCGCTGGATCGTGGAAGAGTTCGGCGAGGCGATCCGCCGTGAGCTGGAGAGCGGCGAGCCGCCGTTCTGAGGTGCGATGTGGCCGAGCGCATCGAATTTGACGCGGACGTGGTGCGCTCTCACATCGAGATGCTGCACGAGCTAGCGGCCGGCATCGACGGCATTTTGCCGCTGTGCGTCTATGGCGAGAACCCAGACACCAAGCGCAAGCTCGCCATCGTGCAGCACTTCCTGGTCGGCGACGTCGAGGGCATGACGGCGGCGGCGCTCGCCTATGCCGGTCACCCGGATGCCAACGTCTATGCGCCGCTCGCCGTAATGCGCCGCAATCTCGGCCGCGGCGAGAAGGGGTCGGAGCGCGACGTCATCGCCACACTCGGCGCAGTGACCGATGACGATGCCGACGCCGGGCGCTCGGCTCGGTCGCCGGTCGGGCCAAATTACGTCCTCCAAACCTCTGCCGTGCCGGCGGCGAACCGCCAGGGCTTCATCCTGTTCGATCGCGCCTTGCCGCTGGCCGAAGCCAAGCCGCTCCTGGAGGCGCTGTCCAGAGCCAGCGGCGGCGATCACGGCACCAAGGATGCGAGTCACGTCTGGCGCGTCCCGGGCACCGCCAATTGGCCGAACGCCAAGAAGGTGAGGGAGCGGGGCCGGCCGCGTGACCCGCAGCCGGTGACCGTCCTGCAGCCGTGGGACGGCACCCTGACCAGCGTGGACGATCTGCGGCGCGTGCTCGGAGCGTCGCCCGGTGGAGAAAGACCACAGGCGAACGGCCTCGGTCCGGCCGCACCGGCCCGCGACGTCGCCGAGATCATGTCCAGGCTCGGCGCCGGCCTCCGGAAGTTGATCAAGGCGCCTCCGATCGAGGGGGAGGACCGATCCGAGACGATCGCCTCCGTCATCGCCTCCATGATCCGGGCCGGCCTGTCCGATGCCGAGATCGTCGCCGTGATCGAGGTGCACCCGGAAGGGATCGGCGCCAAGCACGCGGACCGCGACGATCTCGGCAAGGAGGTCGCGCGATGCCGGGAGAAATTCGGCGCCGCCGAGGCGCTCGGCAAGACGCTGACCGAACAGCTCCTGGCTGGCCGCCCCGCTCCGTCAGCGGCGGCGCCGCAAGACGAATTCGACGCCACGCCGTGGACGGCGACCGACCCGAAGCGGTTGCCGCGCCGCCAATGGCTCTACGGCCGGCACTACATCCGCCAGTTCGTCACCGCGACCATCTCGCCTGGCGGCATCGGGAAGACCTCGCTGGTGCTCGCCGAGGCCGTCGCCATGGTCACAGGCCGGCCGATCCTCGGCGTCCCGGTAGAGTCCACGTCGCGGGTGTGGGTGTGGAACGGCGAAGACCCGATGGAGGAGCTGCAGCGCAGGATACTCGCGATCTGCCTGCACTACGGCATCAGCCAATCCGAGCTGGACGGGCTGTTCCTGGACAGCGGACGCAGCCGTGAAATCTGCATCGCCAAGGAGCTGCGTGGCGGCGCCGTCGTCAGCGTGCCCGACTACGACAAGGTCCTGGCGTCGGTCGAGCGGAATCGCATCGACGTGGTCGTCATCGATCCGTTCGTGTCGAGCCATCGCGTCAACGAGAACGACAACAACTCGATCGACCTCGTGGCGAAGGCATGGGCCAGGATTGCCGACGAGGCGAACTGCTCGGTCGAACTCGTCCACCATGCCAGGAAGACGGGGGGCGACGAGGTCACGGTCGAGCACGCCCGTGGCGCCGTCGCCCTGATCTCGGCCGCGCGGTCGGCGCGCGCGCTCAACAGCATGTCCGAGGACGAGGAGGCGAAGATCGGGCACCAGGCGCTCGGCGGCGTGCGGAAGCAGTTCTTCCGGATCGACAACGGCAAGGCGAACCTCGCCCTGCCGCCGAACCGATCGCGCTGGATCAAGATGGAGACCGTGACGCTGCCGAACGGATCGGGCGGGCTGATCGACGACGGTGACGAGGTTGGCGTGCCGACGCCATGGGAGTGGCCGGATGCGTTCGAGGGGGTGACGGCCGATCACCTCGAGGAGGCAAAGCGACGGATCGGCCGTGAGCCGAAGTGGCGAGAGGATGCCCAGTCGTCGAACTGGGTTGGACATGCAATCGGCGACCTGTTCGGGGTGGTAAGCGGGGAGAAGGATGGCCGGAACAAGCTCAAGAGTATCCTGAAGGGATGGATCGCCAGCGGCGCGCTGAGGGTCGTCGAGGCGCCCGACGACATGCGCCACATGCGGCGATGGGTGGTTGTCGGAGATTAGTAATGGCGAATCCTAAGGGCGCGTCACCCTGACGCTTCAAGGTGACGCAAGGTGACGCAGGGTGACGCGGAAAATCGGAAAATTTGCGTCACCTTGGTGGTTTAAGGTGACGCAGGCAAAAATAATTAAAAATCAATTAGTTATACGTTACAAACCGCCGTTTGCGTCACCTTGCATTTCCGCCCCTTTAGGGGGCGGAATGCAGAAGGTGACGCAGTGGCGCAAGGTGGCGCAAGAAAAGCGGAACAGGAGCACGATGAAAATCGCAGCGGTCCAAGCCAACCAGGTCGGGGCTCTGCTCTGCCCCCGATGCGGGTTCCATTGCCTGCATCACGGACGGGTCACGATCTTCGAGCGGCAGCGGGAGGACTCGGACGACCTCGTCATGACGGTCGTCGATCGGTCCGGGACGGCAACGTCCGTCGCTGATGCCAGATCGGACAACCCAAGCGACCGACGCCACGGTCTCGCGATCGCGTTCGAGTGCGAGGGATGCGGCGAAGGAATCGAACTGACCATCGCCCAGCACAAGGGCGAAACACACCTCGCATGGCGCCTCTCCCCTTGACCCCTTCGCTCGCCCTCTGCCACCTTCTCGCCGCGCACCCCACGACCGTCGGGAGCCTCACCGAGAGGCACCCGGCGATGAAGACCAACACCACCGAAATTCCGACGCCTGCGGCAGGCGAGCACAGCCATTGGCTCGTCGCTCTCATCGAGCCGCAGCGCGAACGCAGCGTTCGCGCGTGGCTGTGGGAGCAGTCCGGCATTCCGAGCTGGCTGCCGGTCGAGCGGGTGATCCGTCGGCGCGGCGTCAAGCAGGTCAAGACCGCGATCGATCAGCCGCTGCTCCCCGGCTACCTGCTCATCCCAGCCCTCTATTTCGAGCACGCCACGTTGAGCATGGCCCGCGGCTTTCGCGGCTTCATGCACTACGAGCGCCAGGATGCCACGCCGCGCCTGGTCCTGATCTGTGACGCGCTACTCGGCCCACTCCGGGCGATCGAAACGAACCTGAGCGACCCGACCACCCGGAGAAAGTACCGGCCCGGCCAAGTCGTGGAATGGCTCGAAACGACGCTGCGGGGCTCGCTGACCACCGTCGTGGCGCTGGAGGCTCACGACCACGTCAGGGTCGAGTTCGGCGGGCTCGGCACCGCCGTGGTGCCGGAAGACTTCATCGGGCCGACTTGACCGGCTCGGGTGGACGGGTGCATAAGCGAATCGCTCGTCAGGCGTGGGACATCGCCTCCGAGCCGGCCACGGGCACCGGCTCAGGCACTCGGGATCACCCGAGTAAGACTGCCGCGCACATCAGAAAATCAACAGTTTTGCCCCACATCTGATCGGATGTGGGGCCGATCGCGTTTGGAGCGCTCCCGTGGCCCGGCCGTCGAAGTTCAGCATGGCTGTGGCCGAGGAGATTTGCGAGGCGATCGCCGGTGGCGCCGCTCTGCATCTCCTCGCAGAGGCAAAGACGAACTGGCCGCACGAGCGGACCATCTATAGGTGGCTGGAAAGCAACGAAGAATTCCGCCAGATGTACGCCCGCGCGCGCGAGCGTCAGGCCGACCGACTCGCTGCCGAGATTCTCACGATCGCCGACAATCCGCAGGAAGGCGAGAAGGTCGAGATCACCGACAAGGGTGAGAAGATCATCCGCGGCGACATGATCGAGCACCGGCGCTTGCAGGTCGACGCCAGAAAGTGGGCGGCCGCGAAGCTGGCGCCGAAGAAGTACGGCGATCGCGTCGCGACCGAGCTGACCGGCCGCGACGGCGGGCCGATCGAGACCCAGGATGTGAGCGCCCGTGAGCTCGTCGAAGGCCGCCTCGCTCGCCTCGCTGCCGGCGGCGGATCGGGCGAGGGTTCTTGACGGCCTGACGCCGGCGCAGCTCGACGAGCTGCTGCACGACTGGATGTTCTGGGCGCGGCCCGAGCAGATCGCGCCGCCCGGCGACTGGCTCACCTGGGTGATCCTGGCGGGCCGCGGCTTCGGCAAGACGCGGGCCGGCGCCGAGTGGGTGCGGTCCTGTGTCTGCGGCGCGACGCCGCTCGGCCGGGGCGCCTACCAGCGGATCGCGCTGATCGCCGAGACGGCGGCCGACGCCCGCGACGTGATGGTGGAGGGCGACAGCGGCATCCTGGCCGTCCACCCGCCGGCATTCCGGCCCTGCTACGAGCCGAGCAAGCGCCGCTTGACCTGGCGGAACGGCGCGGTGGCGACGCTGTTCAATGCGACCGAGCCGGACCAGCTTCGCGGCCCGCAATTCGACGTCGCCTGGTGTGACGAGCTCGCGAAGTGGGCCTACGCCCGCGAGACCTGGGACATGCTGCAGTTCGGGCTTCGGCTCGGAACCCGGCCGCGCCAGCTCGTCACCACGACGCCGCGGCCGATCCCGGTGCTGAAAGAGGTGCTGGCGTCGCCGTCGACCGTGGTGACGCGCGGCCGGACGCGCGACAACGCCGCGAACCTTGCGCCGGCCTTCATGGCGTCGATCCAGGAGCGCTACGCCGGCACCCGGCTCGGCCGGCAGGAGCTCGACGCCGAGATCCTCGACGACGTGCCTGGCGCGCTGTGGACGCGGGCCATGATCGACGCGGCGCGAGTCAGGCAGGCGCCGGAGCTGATCCGCGTCGTGGTCGCGGTCGATCCGAGCGGCACCAAGGGCCAGAGCGACGACGGTGACGAGATCGGCATCGTTGTGGCCGGCAAGGGCGCGGACGGCATGGCCTACGTCCTCGCGGACCGGACCTGCAAGCTGTCGCCCGACGGATGGGGGCGACGTGCGGTCGAGGCCTATCGTGAGCTCAAGGCGGACCGGATCGTGGCGGAACGGAATTTCGGCGGCGCCATGGTCGAGCACGTGATCAGGACCGTGGACCGCACCGTGTCGTTCCGCGAGGTGACGGCGAGCCGGGGCAAGGTTGCCCGGGCCGAGCCGGTCGCCGCGCTCTACGAGCAGGGCAAGGTCCGCCATGTCGGCGCGTTCCCCGCGCTCGAGGATCAGATGTGCGCATTCACCCCTGAGGGGTTCATCGGCGACGGGTCGCCGGACCGGGCCGACGCGCTGGTGTGGGCCATGACCGAGCTGATGATCACCGGATCGCACTACGGGATGCTCAGGGCACTCTGATGTGGCTCCGTGACCGCCTCACCAACCTGGTGTCCGCGCTGGGCACCGGGAAGGACAAGAGCATCCACAGCACGTTCACCGCGCCGCTGCTCACGCCGGCCGAGCTGAACGCGATGCATCGCGGCGACTGGCTGGCGCGCAAGATCGTCGACATCATCCCGCACGACATGACGCGGGAGTGGCGCGACTGGCAGGCCGAGGACGACGAGATCGAGGCGATCGAGGAGGCGGAGCGCGCCCTCGGCGTGCAGCAGAAGGTCGCCGAGGCGTTGCAGCGGGCGCGCCTGCTCGGCGGCGCTGGCCTCTATGTCGGCACCGACGACGCCGATGTCGCCGAGGAGCTGCGGCCCGACCGGAGCGGTGCCGGCGGCATCCGCTATCTGCATGTGCTCAGCCGCGAGGAGCTGACGGCTGGCGAGATCGTCCACGACGTGCTGTCGCCGTTCTATGGCCGGCCGGCCTGGTACGAGATGCGGGCGGCGACGGGCACATCGGTGCGCATCCACCCGTCGCGGGTGATCGCGTTCGTGGGCGCGCCGATCCTCGACCGCCTGACCGCCGTGGCGGATGGCTGGGGCGATTCCGTGTTGCAGGTCGTCTACGACGCGGTGCAGAACGCCGCATCGTCGCAGCAGCACATCGCCGGCTTGATCCCGGAGGCCAAGGTCGACGTCATCAAGGTGCCGGGGCTTTCCGACACGCTGTCGACCGCCCAGGGCACCGCGCTCCTCACTCAGCGGTTCGCATTGATGAACCAGCTCAAGAGCACCATCAATGCGGTGCTGCTCGAGGGCGATGGCGAGAGCGGCGAGACATGGGAGCAGAAGACCATCAACTTCGCTCAGTTCCCTGAGCTGATGCGGTTGTATTTGCAGATCGCCGCAGGCGCCGCGGATGTCCCGGTGACGCGGTTGCTCGGTCAGTCTCCGGCAGGGCTCAACGCGACGGGCGAGAGCGACATCCGCAACTACTACGACAATCTGCGGTCCCGGCAGCAGGTCGAGCTGCGGCCGACGCTGGCGCCGCTCGACGAGATGCTGATCCGCCATGCGCTCGGCACGCGGCCGCCCGAGGTCCACTATCGCTGGGCGCCGCTCTGGCAGATGGATGAGGCGCAGCGCGCCGAGATCGCCAGCAAGAAGGCGAGCACCACCAAGGTCTATGTCGACTCGGGCCTGATCCCGCTCGATGCGCTGGCCAAGGCGACGATCAATCAGCTCGTCGAGGACGGCACCTATCCGGGCCTGGAGGAGGCGATCGATGAGAGCCCGGAGGAGCCGGGCGCTTCGCCGAGCGATGAAGAAGCCGCGGCCGAAGAAATGAACGGGCAGCAGCCTGACCAGGCGCAGCCGCAGGGCGCGACCGCGGAGACCTGATCCATGCACCTCACCGATCGTGTGTCCCTCGGAGATGTCCGCATCACCGGGGACGGCTACCTCGTGACCGACGCGCGGATCGCGCGGACCGGCATCCAGATCTACGCCGGCCGCGAGGTCGGGCGCCCCGACCTTGATCGCGTGCGCGTCTACCGGCCCGAGGCGGAGGTCTTCGCCCGCGACGCGCTCGCCTCGCTCGCTCACCGGCCCGTCACCCTCGACCATCCGGATGAAGCGGTCACGGCCAAGAACTGGCGCCGGCACAGCGTCGGGATTACGGGCGACGAGGTGGCGCGAGACGGCACGTTCGTCCGCGTCCCCATGGTGCTGATGGACGCTGCCGCGATCTCGGCCGTGCAGGACGGTAAGCGCGAGCTGTCCTGCGGCTACACCTGCGACCTGAAGTTCGATGCCGGCAAGACGCCCGAAGGCGAAGCGTACGACGCGGTCCAGACCAACATCCGAGCCAACCACCTGGCCATCGTGTCCGCGGGCCGGGCTGGTTCCGACTGTCGCATCGGCGACGACGCGGACGAGGAGCAGGGCATGACCCTCCAGAAGGTGACCGTCGACGGCATCACCGTCGAGATGTCGGACACGGCCGCGCAGGTCGTGTCCAAAGTGCAGAAGCAGCTCGCCGATGCCACCGCGGCGCTGGCCAAGGCGAACACCGACCACGCCGCGGCGATCGCCGCGAAGGACGGCGATCTCGCCAAGAAGGACGCCGAGATCGACGCGCTCAAGGGCAAGGTGCTCGACGCCGCGGCGCTCGACGCCGCTGTGCGGGCCCGAGGCGACCTCGTCGCCAAGGCCAAGGCGATCGCGCCCGGCGTCGTCACCGACGGCAAGAGCGACGCGGAGATCCGGCATGCCGTGGTCGCCGCCAAGATCGGCGACGCGGCGATCAAGGACAAGCCGGCTGCCTACATCGACGCCCGGTTCGACATCCTGGCCGAAGGCGTGAAGCCCGCCGATCCGGTCCGTGATGCCCTGCGCAGCGGCCCGGCGCCGGCCGCCCAGACCACCGACGCCGCCTATACCAGCATGGTCACCGGCCTCCAGGACGCCTGGAAGGGCCAACAGAAAGGAGCCGCGTGATGCCGACGATCCAGAGCAGCTACGCCGCCACGCATGCCGCCGCGGTCGAGGGCATGGTGGCCAATTCCGAGCCCGCCGTCATCGTGTCGCGCCTGGTCGAGACCGCGGCCGGCATCGGCTTCGGCAAGATCGCCCAGCGCGGCACCGCCGACAACCAGATCAAGGTATCGTCGGCCTCGCCGAAATATCTCGGCATCACGGTGCTCGATCCGACCCAGACCGGCGCGACGCCCGACCTCTATCCGCAGGGCGCCACCGCCGCCGTGATGACCAAGGGCGTCATCTGGGTGCAGGCCACGGTCGCGGTCGCGGCGGGTGATCCGGTCTACTTCGTGCCGGCCACCGGCGCGTTCACCAACGTGTCGAGCGGCAACCAGGCGATCGCGAACGCGGTGTTCGACTCGTCGACCAGCGGCGCCGGGCTCGCCAAGGTCCGCCTCGGCTGACAGGAGCACCTGACATGAACATCCTCACCATGGACGCTCCGCAGCGCGCGCTGGCGTTCCTCGTCCAGCAGGCGGCGCTGATCGAGCCGCAGGTCTACGCGATCCGCTACCAGGACATCCAATATCCTGGCCTGATCCCGGTCGACACCTCGGCGCCGGAGTGGATCAACTCCGTCACCTACTTCTCGATGGACTCGGTCGGCGCCGCCGCCTGGTTCTCGGGCAAGGCGCAGGACATCAACAACGTCGAGCTGCTGCGCGAGAAGTTCGAGACCACGGTCAGCATGGCGGCGATCGGCTATCGCTACGACCTGGAGGAGCTGGGCAAGGCGCAGCTCCTCGGCATGAACCTCTCGACCGACAAGGCCAATGCGGCCCGCCGCGTCGCCGAGGAGTTCATCGACAAGGTCGCGATCACCGGCGACGCCGCGAAGGGCCTGACCGGCCTCGTCAACGCCTCGACCCCGACCGCCACCACGGCGCCGGCCGACGGCACCGGCTCGGCCACGACGTTCGCGAGCAAGACGCCGGACCAGGTGCTGCGCGACATCAACGGCCAGCTCACCGGCATCTTCACCGGCTCGCTCGGCACCGAGATCGCCGACACCATCCTGCTGCCCTATGCGGTGCTGCTCGATCTTTCGACCCGGCGGATCGACACGGTCAACCAGACCACCATTCTGGAGTGGGTCGAGCGCAACAACATCTACACCCGCACCACGGGGCAGACGCTCACCATTCGCGGCGTGTTCGGCTATCTCGACACGGCTGGTGCCGGCTCCACCAAGCGCCTGGTCGCCTACCGGCGCAGCCCCGAGGTGCTGAAGATGCACCTGCCGATGCCGTTCCGGTTCCTCCCCGCGTGGCAGGTCGGGCCGATCCTGTACGAGGTTCCCGGCATCTTCCGGCTCGGCGGCGTCGATATCCGGCGGCCGGCCAGCGTGCGGTATCTGGACGGGATCTGAGCCATGCGGATCACCAACACCCAAGCCGGACCGCGCGGCGTCAACACGACGGCCGGCGTCGTTCTCCTCGGCCCCGGCGAGGCGCGCGACCTCGACCTGCCGGACGCCGAGCTGGCGGTGGCGCGCCGGACCGGATGGTTCGCGTTCGGCGAGCCGGAGCCGGAGCCGGAGCCGGCCGCGCCGGCCGCGGCCGCCCCGCAGCATGGCGGCGACAAGAAGCCCCGGAAGAGCTGACCCATGGCCTACTACGGCACCGAGGCGGGCCTGGCGGCGTATGCGGCATTGGTCGGCGCGAGCGTGCCGGCCGGCGCCGTACTGCCGGCCTTGGTGCGCGCCTCGGCCTACATCGACGGCCGGTACGGGCGCCGCTTCGTCGGCATCCGGGCCGGCGGTTACGCGCAGGCACTGGCCTGGCCGCGCACCGGAGCCGTGACCCGCGAGGGCTTCGCGGTGCCGGACGGCGCCGTGCCGCCGGCGGTCGAGAACGCCGCCTACGAGGCGGCGCTGCGCGAACTCGCCGCGCCCGGTTCGCTGTCGCCGGACCATGTCGCGGCCGAGCAGGTGAAGCGCGAGAAGGTGGGGCCGCTGGAGACCGAATACCGCGACGTCACGGCGCTCGGCGCCGACGCGATCCGGCCCGTCGTCACCATCATCGACGAGATGCTGGCCGACCTGCTCTTCACGCCGTTGCCTGGCGTCCTGGTCATCTGATGGCAGCCTTCGACTACGCCCGCAGCCGCGCCACCGCGGATCGCCTGATCGCGCGGTTCGGCCAGGCTGGCGCCGTTCGCCGCTCCGGCGCGCCGTCCGGCGATCCGTGGAACCCGACGCCGGGACCGGCGACCGATCACCCCTGCACACTCGTCGTGCTCGACTACGAGGCGCGGGAGATCGACGGCACGCTGATCCGCGCCACCGATCGCAAGGTGCTGGTCGCGGCCGGCGGCCTCGCGGTCGAGCCGAGCGCGGCCGACCGGATCGTGATCGCCGGCACCGCGCTGGAGATCGTCCGGGTCAGCCCGCTCGCGCCGGGCGGGACCATCGTGATGTACGAGATCCAGGCTCGCGGCTGATGGCCAGCAACAGAGGCATCGAGGCCCTGGTCGAGCAGTGGGACCCGGTGTTGCGCCGGGCATTCTTGGCGGCCATTGCCGCCATTCAGGACCGTGTGCAGGTCTCGCTGGTCGCCGAGCTGCTGGAGCGCGGCGACATCATCGGCGCGATCGAGACGGTCGGGCTCGACCCGGTGGCGTTCCGGCCACTCGATGCCGCGATCATGCAGGCGTTCGAGGCGGGCGGTTCGGACACCGCAGATCGCATCCCTGCGCTGCGGCAGCCGAGCGGACATCGCCTCCAGGTCCGGTTCGATGTGCGCAACCCGCGCGCCGAGACGTGGTTGCGCGAGCACTCGTCGGCGCTGGTCACCGAGATCATCGCCGACCAGCGGCAGGCGATCCGGCAGCACCTGACTGCCGGCATGGAGCGGGGCGACAACCCGCGCACCGTCGCGGTCGACCTGGTCGGCCGGATCAATCCGGCGACCGGCCGTCGCGAGGGCGGGGCGATCGGCCTCACGGCCGCACAGGAGGAGTGGTGCCGGCGCTACGCGGCCGAGCTGGCGAGCGGCGACCGGGCGGCGCTGACCCGGGCTCTGCGGGATCGCCGGTTCGACAGGACGGTCGAGAAGGCGCTGCGCGAGGGCGCGCCGCTCGATCCCGGCACGATCGCGAAGATGGTCGCCGCCTATCGCAACCGGGCCCTGAAGTACCGCGCCGACGTGATCGGGCGGACCGAGGCGATGCGGGCGCTGCATCGCTCTCAGATCGAGGCATTCGAGCAGGCGATCGGGCTCGGCCAGGTCGACGAGGCCGCGGTCACGAAGGTGTGGCGGTCGTCGTCCGACGCGCGGGTGCGCGACAGCCACCGGGCGCTGCACGGCAAGGCGGTCGGGTTTCGGGCGGCGTTCGTGTCGCCCTCCGGGGCGCGATTGCAGTTTCCGGGCGACCCGGACGCGCCGGCGAGCGAGACAGTGCAGTGCCGCTGCTGGATGAGCGTCAGGATCGATCACCTTGCTGCTGCGGTGGCGGCGGAGCGGGGCGGGGTAGAGCCGGTGGCGCCCGCGGCGCCGGTCGGTCCGCGCGCGATCGTCGGTGCCGACGGCACTCTGATCGGCATGCGGCCAGAGTAATCTGCCTCTCATGACCGTCCAGAACCTCAACTTCGCCGCCGAGGTGTCCGCCTGGGTCCGCGAGACCGAGGCGCGCATGACGGCGGTGTTTCGCCAGTCGGCGCAGGAGGTCATAGAGGAGATGCAGACCCCGGTGGGCGAGGGCGGCCGGATGCCGGTCGACACCGGGTTCCTGCGGTCGAGCCTTCAGGTGTCGCTCAACGCAGATCCCGTGCCGGCGACCCGCGAGAACCCCGGCGGCATCCACGGCGCGCCCGACGCAGCATCGCTGGTGATCGGCGGTGCGGAACTCGGAGACCGGATCGTGGCGTCCTACAGCGCCAACTATGCGCGTCACGTCGAATATGGCGCGCGCGGCCGCCCGCCCCGCGGCTTCGTGCGGGGCGCCGCTCAGCAGTGGCAGAGCATCGTCCGTCGGGTCGCCCAGCGCCTCAAGGATCGGGTGGCAGCCGGTCGGTAGGCCGTTAACGCTTCGTCTTGCGGGTCTTCGGCTTCTCTGGCGCAGGAGGTTCAGCGGGCGTTGGCGATGCTGTCAGTCGGAGGAATGCCACAACGACGCTCGTCACTCCGGTCCCGAGGAATAAGGCGGCAATGTACGGGTATTGGAGCCACAATGAGAAGATGGCACAGCCGAGCTGCGCAGCGATCAGAAGTCCGCCAATGACGAGACCAAGGATGCGAAATCGATCATTGCGATGTCGGCAATCATCGACATTGCGGATCATCGCTTCTTGTTCGTTCTCGACGAGCTTGAGAAATCGATCGGCTGCCCCTGGGTGGTTCTTTTCCCATCCCGCAACGACAGGCCATGGCGGGATCGATCCAGAATACTCGACGCTGAGGGATGCGGCGACCTCGATGGTCTGCTCTTTGATGTCCGGAGGAAGCCGACGAACTTGCTCCGGAAGGCGCTCTTCAATTGCCTTCCGGAGTTCTGCGGGCACGCTAGGGAGTCGGTCTGAATTCGGCGGGTCAAGCGGCTCGTTCATGTGCGGGTGCTTTGGTATGGACCACCCGGCGCATATGGCCTCCGACGTTCCGCCACGCCTGTTCCGTTGACGCCCCGAAATCCTGGTGGCGCAGCTTCGGCGGCTTAAGCGTGAACAGAAGCGGCGACGCCATACCGGCGTACAGCCCCGCCAAAAATGCGGAGACCAACGACTGGTGGAGGTCTCGAAGGTCTTCGCCTTGCATGGCTCGATTGATGGCTCGCTTCATAGCAGCGCTCCGGTTGCGGCTAGATTGCCATCGAAGATTTACGGAACATTGCACCTCGGCATGTACACCGCAAGTGCGTCAGATCAGCATCGGTTCCGTCAATTGGTCCGGCAGCTACGGTATCGTTCGACTCATCTGCCGATTTTGGGCTTCAACGCCTGTTCGAGCAACCGCCGGATCGCCTCGGGTCGGCCCGGAAGATCGGGCTGAACGCGGCGCCAAGCGTCGAGGGCGGCGAGGAAATCGGGCTGAAGACGAACAAGGACAGGCTCTCCAGTGGAAGCCGGTCGCTTTCGTCTTGATTTCGTGATTTCACCAGTTGACTTCATGGTGCGATCTTGATATCACGAAATTAGCGGGCCGCCAAGGTGCTGGAACACCAAGGCGGCCCTGACCCGAACCACGGAGCGATCCCATGGCCCAGGCTGCGCCTTCTTTACGCCTTTCGACCCTGTTCTGCGACCCCTTCGTCGCGTCGGCCTTCGCCCGCGCCGAGCGCGACGGGCACGAGCCGGCCGCCGCGGTCACCAAGCCCGCGCCGATCCTGCCCGATGCCGGCGACCGGCTTCGGCCGATGCCGGTCACGGCCGACAACATGGTCCCGACGCTGGACGTCAGCGACTTCGTGATGGTCGCGCCGATGGACGGGTTCGCCGGCAACGGCATCTACGTGCTGGACATGCTCGGTGCGCCGAAGTTGTGCCGCATCACGCGCGTCTCCAGCGATCGCGTGCTCGTCAGCCACGACCACCAGAACTACCCGAGCAGCGAGGTATCGCGCGCGACGATCGATGCGCTGATCATCGCCAAGGCCGTCTGCAAGATCGAGATGCTCGACCGGATGGTGACGCCGGACGCGCTGGTGTTCTGACCTGATCTGACAATTCGAGTTCCCCCGAGGCCAAGGGGGTTAGGCGCGATCAACGGGACCTCCTTCGGCCCCGGTGTTCGCGAGAGCGACCCACTGCGCCTGTGGCTTGGCCGGCCGGGCGCCGAAGGAGACTGATCAGATGAGTGACGCAAGAACGGTGGTGATCCAACCGCCGAAGTTCGAGATGGCCGACATCAGGATCGTCGGCGTTAGCCCATACGTTCAGAACAAGTTCGGCCACAAGATGCTGCAACAGATGGCCGAAAAGCAGCGTGCCGGCTCGCAGGCGAAGAAGGGCAGGGCGCGCGAGGCGAAGGACTTCCAAGCCACATACGAGGCGGCGATCCATCGCAGCCGCGATGGCTGGATCGGCATTCCCGCGCCATCGTTTCGGAACGCGATGATCTCGGCGTGCCGCATCATCGGCTTCAAGATGACGCTGGCGAAGCTCAGCGTGTTCGTTGAGGCCGACGGGTTCGACGCCGAGGATGGGACGCCGCTGGTCAAGATCATCGGCGAGCCGCGCGTTCACGAGGGCATGGTTCGCAACGCCACCGGCGTCCCGGACATCCGCTGGCGCCCGATGTGGGAGCAGTGGGCCGCGACGGTGCGCGTTCGGTGGGATGCTTCTCAGTTCTCGGCGCAAGACGTCGTCAATCTCCTCGCTCGCGTCGGCGCTCAGGTCGGCATTGGCGAGGGGCGCCCCGACAGCAAGAACAGCGCTGGCATGGGCTGGGGTCTCTTCGAGGTGCAGGCATGACAACGCGCGCTCAGAAGGAGCAGCTTCAGCGTGAGCTGGATCTGATCCGTGGCAACAAGGAAATGCTCGATCCGAAGGATGTGGTCGAGTGGGCCGAGAAGAACCCCGACTCTGCGCTGTATGCCAGTTTCGAATGGCGCGACGACGAGGCGGCGAAGCAGTATCGGCTGTGGCAAGCGCGTCGCCTGATCGCGCTCCACGTCGTCACCGAGACGGGAGAGCGGAAGACGGTGTCACTGACCGTCGACCGCTCGAACGGCGGCGGCTATCGGCAGATCGAGGACGTCGTGCGCGTTCCGGCGCTTCGTGAGACGATGCTGCGTGACGCTCTCTCCGAGCTTCGGCGTGTGCGAGCGAAGTACGAGAGCCTCGTCGAGCTGGCGGCGGTGTTCGCCGAGATCGACAAGGTGAACGAGCAGTTCGCCACCAAGGACGTGGCGTAACGATTGAGTTTGGCACGGCAGGCGAGGCACGGAAACGCAGGGCTTGGCATGGTGAGGTCAGGCCCGCTAAGGCAGGCGTGGAATGGCGCGTCGGCGCGCGGAGACGCATGGCGGGGCGAGCTACGGCATGGTGTGGCGGAGTACGGCACGGCCCGGACTGGCTTGGTCAGACAAGGCAAGGCAGGGCAGGCAAGGCAGGTGAGGCACGGCACGGAATGGCGCGTCGAGGTGCGGCTTGGCTTGGCGAGGCTCGGCAGGCAAGGCAGGCACGGCCCGGAATGGCTCGGCATGTCGCGGCTAGGTGAGCCGTGGATTGGATCGGCTAGGCCGGCATCAGGAGAGGTCAGGTTGTCCTGACCTCTCCATCTTCCATTGAGAAAAACGATGACCGATTCCGCTTCCGTTCGCGTTGCCGAGACTGGCGACGTCTATACGATTTCCCTGGATACGCTCCGGGGGATCAAAGTGCGGCGCGACATGGAGATGGTGCGGAAGGTCATGCTCGCCATCGAGGCGAAGACCGACCTCACGCCACGCGAGATCAAGATCGACGGTGAGGACGATCTGGTTGTTGGGCACCATATCGAGCTTCTGTTTGCCGCGGGAATGATCGACGGACTCGAGAGTCGGGTCATTGGGCGGCCTTACGCCTTCATTCTCGTGCGCGATCTGACCTGGGAAGGTCACGACTTCGTCGCGTCACTCAAGAACGACACGGTCTGGAATCAGCTCAAGACGAAGCTCTCTGCGGCCGAGCTGGCGTCGCTGCCGCTTTCCGTCATCAAGTCCGTCGCGACGGCGGCTGTGGAGCATTGGGCGAAGACGAGGCTGGGGCTGTAGAGCCCTCCTTCTCCTCCTCCCTCACCATCGCAAACACGAGACCGGCTTGCAGCAGCCGCAGCGCCTTCCTCGCCGCTTCAAGCGCGGTGCGACCGCGCACGGTCGTGGCGTCGCGCTCCCCCAATGCTTCGATCGCGGCGTGAAGCGCATCGTGAACTTGGTTGTCGGACAGCTTTTCGGACATAGCCGCGGACCGTAGCACGATGGCGAACCATCCGGAAACGATCATCGGCCTTGCGCTGTTCGACCGCCTGCGGACCATGCCGGGCGTGCTGCCGATCGCCTGGCCGAACGTGCCGTTCACCCCACCGGACGACCAGCGTTATCTGCGGGTCTACGTGCTGCCCGGCCAGCCAGAGGGCATCGACCTGAGCGGCCGTCACATCCGCCGCGGCGGGATGTTGCAGGTCTCGGTGTGCTGGCCGGCCGGTGCCGGCATCACCGCCCCGCGAGAGGTGGCCGGAGCCATCGCCGATCGGTTCGCGCTCGGCACCATCATCGAGCGCGGTGGGCTGCGCATCCGGATCAGTCGGCCGCCCCGCATCGCTGGTGAGCTGATCGAGGACGTGGTCGTGCAGGTGCCGATCACGGCTCATTACGACGTTTTGTCCTAACCCCTCAAAGGAGGCGACGAAATGGCCCTGCAATCCGTTGCGGGTTCGCGGTTCTATATCGGGTCCGCGCCCATGGAGCCCGCGTCGAATCTCAATGCCGCGAGCTTCTCCGGCGTGACCTGGTCCGAGGTCGGCAAGTGGAACACCGCCGGCCCGCTCGGAGAGGAGTCGTCCGCGATAACCTACGACCTGATCGGCGACGACATTCAGCAGACCGTCGCCGGCACCGAGACGCCGCCCGCGATCGATCAGACCTTCGGGCTCGACTACGGTGATCCGGGGCAGGTCGCGATCGTCGCGGCGCGCAAGTCCAAGGCCAACTATCCGTTCAAGGTGACCTTCGGCGACGGAACGACGACCCCGACCACGCGGCTGTTCGTCGGCATCGTGCTGACCGCCCGCGAGGAGATGGGCCAGAGCAACAGCGTCAAGCAGCTCGTCACCTCGATCCGCCGCAATTCGAACCTCGTCCGCGTCGCGGCGACCTGAGGAGCCACATCATGGCCGACATCTCGATCACCGCCACGGCCGTCGTCGCCGGGTCCGACGCCGTCACGGCGCAGGGCACGGCCGGTGCCACCATCACGGCCGGGCAGGCGGTCTACATCGACGCCAACGGCGTCCTTCAGCTTGCCGACTGCGACGCCGGCACGGCCGGCAACATCGCGCGCTCGCCGGTCGGCATCGCGCTCAACGGCGGCGCGACCGGCCAGCCGATCGTCTACATGAAGGCCGGCGATCTCACACTGAACGCCGCGCTCACCAAGGGTGCCCGCTACTACCTGTCGGCCACGGCCGGCGGCATCGCGCCCGAGGCCGACATGACCGGCAGCGGCAAGGACGTGGTGCTGCTCGGCATCGCCCGCTCGACCACCGTGCTCGCGGTGCGCATGCTCAACTTGGGGATCACGCTGTGAAGGACTCTCGGATCACTGCCGGCGAGGTCGGCATCACCCTGGCCGGCTCGCCTGCGACGCTGCGGCCCACGCTCGGGGCCGGCATCGCCATCAACCAGATGTTCGGTAACCTCCAGGAGGCGCACCGCCGGGTGCAGGCGCTCGACCTGGAGGCGACAGGGTTCATCGTCGCCAAGGCGATCGGTGCCCGCGACGGCGACATCAAGTCCGTCACCGAGAAGGTGTTCGCGACCGGGTTGCAGGACCTGCGCCTCCCGGTGATGCAGTACATCGCGATGCTGACCAACGGTGGCAAGCCGATCAATCCGGAGCCCGACGAGGGAAACGGCGAGGCGACGAGCTGACGTTCGCGCAGTACTGCGAATGGCTGTTCGGCGTCGCCACCGGCTGGCTCGGATGGACGCCGGACGCCGCGCTCGCCGCCAACATGGAGCACATCCGGATGGCCCACGACGGCCGTTACGACATGCTCAAGGCGATCTTCGGCAGCGAAGAGAAGGTCGAGACCAGGAGAGCCCAGACGCCGGTGTCGGAGCTGACCGCCGAGACGTTCGACGCTTGGATGGGGTGAGAGGCGTTCAGCGCGTCATGGAGATTGGGACGATCGACACGGGTTTTCCCGGCATGTGAATGCACGCGAAGAAAGCTTTAGCGTGTTGACCAGCGGCGTTGAACTCGATCTCGACTCCGAGGGCTTCTGGACCGCGGTTGTCGACCTTCATTTCTTTTGGAAGTTCGGCAATTCTGCTCGATGTGACTACTAGACCTTGCACTCGCGGTAGTTGTTCGGCTGCGGAAAGAATACAGCGAAGCTGACCGTCGTATGGCGGTCTGTCCTGCGCAAATGCAGCGCATGAGCAGATCAATGCAGCCAAGAAAACGGTCGCCCTCAGCATCGTTTCAGCTCCCAAAAGAGCGCCAAGCCTAACTCCTCTCGCCAGCTCTCGCAACGTCAGGTAGCCCAATGGACAATGTGGCCAGCCTCGGCCTGTCGATCGAATCCGGCCCGGTCCGGAGCGCGACCGCCGATCTCGCCAAGTTCGAGCGATCCGGCGTCGCCGCCGCGGCCGCCGCATCGGCGTTCGAACGCGCGATGGACAAGGGCGGGCAGGCGGTCGATGGCTGGGCCAGGAAGGCGCAGCAAGCGGCGAGGCTCGCCGACGAGATCAACCGCAAGCTCAGCGTCAAGGATTCGTTCGGTGGCGCCGCCAGGGCGGCCGACATCGCCGCCTATGGGTCCGAACTCGACCGGCTCCGGGCCAAGTTCAATCCGCTGTTCGGCGCGCAGCAGCAGTATCGATCGGCGCTCATCGAGATCGGGCAGGCGGCTCGGGTCGGTGCGATCAGCGAGCGTGAGCGTGCTGCGGCGATCGAGCGGACCAAGGCAGCCTTCGCCGCGCAGGTCGTCGCGATCCGCGGTGTTGATCAGGCGACCACGGGGCTCGCCCGGTCGCTCGGCCTGAGCCGTGGCGCGATGCAGCAGCTCACGCCGCAGATCAACGACATCGTCCAGGGGCTGATGCTCGGCGTCTCGCCGATGCAAATCATGATGCAGCAAGGGCCGCAAGTCGTGCAGGCCCTCCAGATGAGCGAAGGCGGGCTGGCGCGGTTCGGCAAGGGAATGCTCGCGCTGATCACCCCGGCCCGTCTCGCGGCTGGCGGCATCCTCGCGATTGGCGCCGCAGCGGCGACCGCGGCGGTGCAGTGGGGTGAGGCGCAACGCTCGATGTCCCTGGCGCTGGTCGGAGCCGGCCGGGCGTCGGGCGCGACCATCGGCGGGCTCAGCCAGCTCGCCAACGACAACGCCTCGCTGTTCGGCCTGTCGGTGAGCGAGGCGCGGGAGCTTGCAACCGCTCTGGCCGCCACCGGCAAAGTTGGCGCGGCAGCGATCGGACCGATCGTGAGCCTCGGACACGACATCGCGAAGGTCTATGGCATCGACGCGAGCGACGCGGCGAAAATGCTGGCCAAGGCGTTCTCTGACCCTGCTCAGGGGGCCAACCAGCTCAACCAGCGCCTCGGCTTCATGGATGCGGCGATGCAGCGGAACATCGCGAACTTGCAGGCGCAGAACCGCCTCTTCGACGCGCAGATGATGCTCTATGCCGGCGTGAAGTCGGGCCTCGATGGCGTCGGGCAAAGCATTTCGACCAGCACGAAGTTCTGGACCGCGCTCGGGAACACGGTCAGCAATGCGTGGGGCAAGCTCGGTGAGTTTGCTGCCCGCACGACCGGCATCGGGCTGACTCGCGGGCTGGATGAGCAGATCGACGCCACCAAGGCGCGCATCGCAGAGCTTGAGGCTCTGATGGCTCGCCGATCTGATGCGGTGAACCGAAAACTCGGTACGGTCAGCGCGCTCGAACGCGAGCGTAAAGAGCTGGAACGGTTGACCGGCGAATGGCAACGGTACTGGCAGAGCGTCGAGGACGCTCAGTCGCGGCGAGACTCGCTTGTGACGATTGGTGCCGTGAATCGACTTCGTCCCGAGATTGCGCAGCTCGATCAGCTTCGTAACGATCACCTCGCGCTCGCGCTCGCCATGAAGGCGGTCAATATGACAGGAGGTGAATCTTCGACGAAGCTGGCCGAACTCGGGCGCACTTACCAGCAGTTGACCCAGGATGTGGCGGACGCCGCGGCTAAGGTGGTCGGATTCAAGTCTGCTACCGATATGGCGCTGGCACAGGCGCGCTTGCAAATCGAGGCGGTTGGCGCCCGCTCCCCCTCTGCTCGCGCGGACATTGCTCGGCGTGAATCGCTGATTCAAACAGGCGATACGGCAGAAGGTCGTATCCTCGCCGAAGCTCGCGCGGCGCTAGCCCTCAAGCAAGCCCAGCAAGGCATCACCGACGCGATGAACGCCCGCCTCCTGTCGGCGCAGCAGTCGACCGAGATGGCGCGGCTCGAACTCGATCTCGTCGGTCGGTCCGTGGGCGAGCAGGAACGGATGCGCGGTGCCATGCAGGCCCGCCATCAGCTCGAACAGGATGCGTTGCAGAACTACGGCAGCCGCGACGCCTACGACAAGGCGCATCTCGCGGCGCTGACGGAGCAGGTCGCGAAGCAGGCGCAGCTCAAGCAGCTGCTCGCCGAGCAGCAGTTGATGCGTGACGTCCAGTTCGACACGGCGACGCTCGGCATGTCGTCCATAGATCAACAGATCGCCAGCCGGCTGCGCCAGACCTACGGCGACTCCGGTTGGCAGTCGCAGATGAATGGCGCTCTTGCGGCGCAGATGCGCTTCAACGACACGTTGCGACAAGCCAGCCAGCTCGGCAGCGACTTCGCCACCGGCTTCGTGTCAGACCTGCGGAACGGCGTGTCGGCGATCGACGCGCTCACCAACGCAGTGAACCGTCTGGCCGATCGCCTGATCCAGATGGCGTTGGACACCGCGATCAAGGGCCTGCTCGGCAACCTGGCGGCGGCGTTCGGTCCGGCGGCCGGCGGTGTCGGCTCGACAGCGTTCAGCGGCTACAACATGACCGGCCTTCCCGGCGCCGCCACCGGCGGCTACATCACCGGCCCCGGCAGCGGGACGTCGGACTCGCTCGTGGCCCGTGTCAGCAACGGCGAGTACGTGGTCAACGCCGCGGCGACCGCGCGGCATCGGCCGATGCTCGATGCCATCAACTTTGGCGTTCCGCGCTTCGCGGCTGGCGGCCTCGTTGGGGCAGCGAACAGCAACGGTGGCGGCGCTCCCATGCTGAACGTCGTCGTCAACGAGGCGCCAGGCACGCGGGCGCAAGTGAGCCAGGGCGACGACGGCGGCTTGGTTGTCGACGTCATCACGCCGCTCGAAAACGCCCTCGGCGAGCGCCGGTCGCGCGGCCGCGGCGCGCTCGCCAAGCCACGGCAGTTGCGAGGCTGATCCATGGCGCTTCCTACCTGGCCCTCGACGGTGCCGCACGTCCCGGAGCGTGAGCCCTTCGCAGTCGTCGAGTATCATCGAAAGCCGGTCGCCTCGGAGGTGGAGGACGGCCCGACCATCATGCGAGTGCAGTCACAGACCCGCCTCAAGAAGCTCTCCTATGCGATCCGGATGACGGCGGCTCAGCTCGCGACACTGGAGACCTTCCTGGAGGTCACCTGCGCGCAGTCCACCCAGCACTTCACGATGCCGGTGTTCGTCGGCGGCGAGACCGCGATGACGCGCCGCTGCTATGTCGACGGCGCGGAGTGGCGTTCCGAGGCGCTGGCGCCCGATCTGTGGCGGGTGTCCTTCACCCTCTGCGTCTTCCCGGCCTGACCATGACCCTGACCGCGGCGATGCAGGAAGCCTATGCGGCCAATCCCGGCGGCGAGATCGTGATCGAGACCCTAGAGCTCGACCACGTCACCTTCGAGGCGCCGGTCCGGATCGCCGCTAATGTCGAGGATGACATTTCCTTGCCGCTGACCACCGGCGGCCCGACGGTTGCGTTCAAGGCGCTCGCCGTTTCCGTGACGCTGCCGGGCGTCTCCGAGGACGGCCCGACGCCGATGCGCATCCGGATCGACAACGTCTCTGGTTATCTGCTGCCCTATCTGCGAGCCGCGATCCAGTCGACCGCGCCGATCGGCGTCATCTACCGGGCCTACACGTCGATCGACCTCTCGGCGCCCGGCGACGTGATCGACGGCTTGCAACTGCGGTCCGTCGACCTGACGGCGACCTCGGCCGAGGGTGCGGTCGGATTCCGCGAGATCGAGATGGAAGCGTTTCCGCGGCGTACCTACGATCAGACCTTCTATCCGGCACTGAGCAACCTGTGATCGACTCTGCCCCCTACGTCTCGGCGCTGATCAATCAGCCATGGGCACGCGACGGTCGTCACTGCTGGCGGCTCGTCGCCGAGGTGCAGCGCGACCTCTTTGGCCGCGAGCTGCCGCCCATTCTCGACGCCGGGTGCGGAGGCGGAGAGGGGCGGCGCTATCGCCGCGGCCTGTTCACCGACCACGCCGAGCGCGGCCGTTGGAGCCAGATCGCGGCGCCCGTCCACGGCGCCGTCGCGCTGATGCATCGCCGCGCCGCTCCGGCCGGAGACTACGAGCACGCCGGGGTCTGGCTCGATTTCGACGGCGGCGGCGTGCTGCACACCGACGCGCCGCATGGCGTGGTGTTCGATTCACCGCGCGATCTCGGCGCCCGCGGCTGGGTGCCCTCCTGGTTCGTTCCGCTGACCTGACCATGCACGCACCCCTCCAAGAAGCCCGCGTCCGCAAGGCGCGGCGCCCCGGCGCGACCGTGCTGCGGCTCAACGTCGTCGGTCGCGAGATCGCGCCCGCCGTCGCGCTCGACCGGCGGCGCCGGCGGCTGACGTCTCTGGTCCGCCAGCACGCCGACCCGCGGCGGTCGTTCGTCGTCAGCGTTCATCAACGCGGTGAGGTGCTGCGGCCCGAAGACCACACCATCCGGCTGCGCAAGGACTGGTCGAGGACGCTGGTCGAACCCGGCCATGTGGTGGTGATCACCTATCTGCCCCTCGGGGGCGGAGGAGCGGGGGGAGGCCAGAGCAGCGGCAAGCAGATCGGCATGGCGGTGGCCATGATCGCGTTGGTCGCGGCAGCGGCCTGGGCCGCTCCGATGATCGCCGGTGGGCTCGTCTCGGGCGCCAGCGGCGGTCTGTTCACGACGGCCTCGGCCGGTCTCACCTCCGCGGTGCAGGCTGGCCTCGTGATCGGCGGCGCGGCCGCGCTGAGCCTCGCGACCCGGGCCAAGGCGAACAGCCAGGACAGCGACACGCGGCCGGTCTACGGCGTCTCTGGTGGCGGAAACCTGCCGCGACGCGGCGACCGCATCCCGGTCGGGTACGGCCGCTTCTGGTCGCAGCCCGATCTCACACAGCCCGATTACACCATCTATGATGGTGAGGATCAGGTGTTGTTCAAGCGGCTGACCCTCGGTCTCGGCGCGTATGACGTGGAGGAAATCCACGTCGGCAAGTCCGTCCTGTGGACCAGGGCCGGCGGCGTGCGGCCGCCGTTCGACGCCGTGCCGGGCTCGGTCTACAGCCACCCCAGTGTCGTCGGAATCGAGCTGCCGCGACCGCCCGACACTCCCTCTTGGAGTGGACCGTTTGCGGCGTGCGAGCCGGGCCGGACGACAGCGCGCATCCAGCTCGACTACGAACTTCCGATGGGCACGGTCGACAACACCGTCTCGCCACCGGGGCCGGGCTACTGGTCGGTGCGGTTCGAGTATGCGCCATGCGACGCGGACGATGTTCCGACGGGGCCGTGGGCGTTTCTGCACTACAATGGTGGCCGGCTCTACGCGACCCGCGCCGTGCGCTTCACGCGGTTCTTCGACGTCCCTGCTGGTCGCTATCTGATCAGGGGACGGACCGACAATCTGTATCATCCACAGATTCCAAACTCGGTCGTCTGGTCCGGGTTGAGATCGCACTTTCCGGACGTGCTTGTCCGCCCGCACGTCACCGAGATCGCGCTGAGGGTCCGCTCCGGCAAGGCGCTCGGCGTCACCGCGTTTGCCGACGTATGGGTCGAGGCGACGCGCATTCTTCCGGTCTGGACCGGCTCCGCTTGGGTCGAGCAACCGACACGCAAGGCGGTGTGGGCGTTCGCCGATATCGTCCGCAACGCCGACTATGGTGCGGCGCTGAGCGACGGCCAGGTCGACATCGACCGCGCCAGGCACTACGCGGACCTGCTCGACGAGCACGACACCTATGATGGCGTGATCCGCGGTCCCGTGTCGGTGTACGACGCCGCGTCGGTGGTGTTGAGCGCGCTGCGAGCCGAGCCTGCCAGCTTTGGCGCGGTGTGGTCGTTCAACAGGGACGAGTCGAAGTCCGTCAGGAAGCACACGTTCACCCGCCGCCAGATCAAGCAAGGCTCGACGGCCGCGAGCTTTTCAATCGCGCGTGACGATGGTGGCGCCGACGTGATCGCCGAGTATTATGCGGGCGGCGATCCCCGCGTTCGACGGGAGGTGCGCGTCACATTCGGGGCGCAGACGCTGACGCCTCAGCGTCGCCAGCTTCAGGGTGTCACCAGCCACCAGCATGCTGCCCACCTCGCGACCTGGATTGCGGCCTGCGCCTATTTTCGGCGCGAGCGGCGACGCTTCGCGGCGGACCGGCAGGGCCGACTGGTCACCCGAGGTGACCCCGTGCGCGTCGACTCGTGGTTCATGTCGGACGCCCGTGCGGGCGGCGTGTTGTCGCGTGTCGGGCTGACCTTGACGCTCGACACCGAGATGGAGGCCGCGGCCGGCCGCTACGCGATGCTGCGGGATCGCCAGGGCCGCGAGTGGGGGCCGTGCGCCGTCACATGGCCCAACGCCGGAGAACCTCACATCGTTGCGCTCGATGCGGCCGACGTGGCGGCCAACGAGAGCTTCCACGGCGTGACCTTTGACGCTGTGTTCGCGGCCGACGACGAGGACATGACGCCCGTTCTGGTCGGGCCGCTCGCCGAGTTGCGGGATCCGTTCCTGGTCGCTGCCGTGGCGCCGCAGGGGCGCGACAACGTCACCATCGAGGCCGTCTACGACCACCCTGGCGTCTGGACCGCGCTCGCCGAGCCGCTGCCGCCGGAGCCCGTGGTGCCGTCGATCGGCGACGCCGCCGATCCCGCCTATCCGACCGTGCCATGGGTGAGGGCACGCTGCGTGGCCAAGGCGGCCAACCTCGCGATGGAGTGGGCTTGCGGCACGGCGCGCGGCGCGGCGAGCTATGTCGTCATGCTGAGCTACGACGACGGCGCGACCTGGGAGGAGGTGTCGGACGGGCTCGTCACGTCGGGGAGCTACCAGATCCGCCACGAGCCGGGCGCGCAGGTCAAGGTACTGGCCTACGCGATCGGCACGGCCGGGTCGCCCGGGCCGACCGTGTTCACGACGTTCACGACACTCGCCGGCACAATCACGCCGGAGACGATGAAGGATGGGCTGCGGGAGTATGTCACGAGAGAGATCGAGGACGCGCGTGCGACAATTGCGCGGGTCACCCAACTCCTGGCCTCGGTGGCGGCCGAGACCGCGGCAGCGGCGTGGACCGACCGCAAGCAGATCAGGACTGATCTGCAATCGCAGTCTGAGTTGAGCCATGCTGCGATATCTCAGGTCTCTACTGTTGCCACGTCGGCGACTGCCGCTCTCGCATCGCTGACGACATCGGTCAGCGCACGGTTCGCTGGCACGGCAGAAAGTGGGCTGCTGACGTCGCTGACCGCTCTATCGACGGAGACGAGCGCGCTGGCGGCAAGCGTGTCGACGCTTTCGACGACCGTCAATGGCCACACGTCGAGCCTTTCGACATTGGCGGCGAGCATCGATGGCGTCAAGGTGCAATACGGCATCGTCGGCACGATCGACGGAGTGACCGGCGGTTTCGTCCTCACCGGAGCCAAGAAGCTGGACGGCACGGTGAGCTACACGCTTGCGATCGACGCCGATGTGCTGATCGACGGCAGTCTGGAGGCGAAGAAGATCGCGGCGCGCACCATCAACGCCGACAAGATCTCGATCGGCGGCGTCGACCTGATCAACATCGTCGAAGGGGCTGTCACTGGGACGGCGGCGCAGTCGGTGCCGAGCACGACGTTGACAATCGTCGGGATAGGGGCTGGCGCTGGGGCTTACACAGGGTCGCAGAGCGTAACCATAGCGTCCGTATCTCTGACGGCCAAGAAGGGTGAATTCGTTATAGATGCCTCGTTCTTTGCCGACATCCGGAGGCCTGTCAATCCGACTTTCCCGAGCGGTGTTGCTGTAGAAATAAAGGTCGACGGGGTCGTGCGTCTCAGCACGTCGATTATTGAAATCCAGAACGCATACGATGGGTCATGGGCAATAACAGGAACATACATTGTTCCGCATGTTGTCAGCGGTCTCTCGTTGAGTTTGCATACGGTCTCTCTCGTGCTTCGGCTCCCCGCAAACCATCCTGGAATCGGCAATCAGACATTCCCCGTAACAAACGCACTGCTGCGCGTTATGGAGCTGCGTCGATGAGCGCTCAGTACCTGATCTATGATCGATCGACGGGCAGGGTCATCGCTCACGGCTCCTGTGAGCCTGGGTACGAGTGCGACCAGGTCATCGACCCATCGTCGCAGGATTATCTCTGCATCGACGGGCTGGTGCCGGACCCTGAGACGGTGCGCGTGGTCGATGGTCGGCTCGCTCTCATCGACCAATCGGAGATCTGACTCATGGCGCTCGGCGGAGTTTACGCGACGGGAACGGCGAGCTTCACGGCCGGGAGTACGGCGGTCACGGGGGCAGGCACGCTGTGGGCGAGCGCCAACAACGTCCTGGAGGGCGACTGGATCTGGTCAGCTGGACAGATCGGCATCGTAGCCGCCGTTCCCAGCAACACGACGCTGGTGTTGCAGGACGGATGGACCGGCTCTTCCGCAGCCGGTGCGGCCTACCGCATCGTCAAAATGTCGTGGTTGCGGTACGACACCTACACGATCTTCGAGAATCAGAATCGACTTTTGACCGCTCTCGACGCTGGCCTGTTGCCGTCCGGTGCGACGCGGCCACAGAGTGTCGCGGGCGGCGGGCTGTGGCGCAAGATCGTCTCGGCGACGGCGCATCAGATCAACTATCACGACGGTGCCGACGACATTGCGCTGCTGACGGTCGACCCCGTCGCCAACACGGCCAAGCTGCCGGCAGCCGCCGCGCCGCGCGAAGTGTTGACCGCAAATCGTACCTACTACGTCCGCACGGACGGCAGCGACAGCAACACCGGGCTCGCCAACACTGTCGGTGGTGCGTTCCTTACGATCCAGCGCGCAATTGATGTGGCATCAGCGCTCGATCTGTCGATTTATAATGTCGTCATTGTCGTGGGTGCGGGGACATATACGGGAGCGCTGAGGTCGCAAAGCCTCGTCGGCTCTGGGATGGTGTTCATCGTCGGTGACGAGGCCAATCCGGGAAATGTGCTGATCAATCCAGGGGCGATCGATGTCATCTCTGGAGAGAATGTTCGCGGCATCTACGCATTCAGAGGTATGAAGATCACCTCATCTGGAGGTGGCAGCGGAATTCGTGCGGTAGGGTCCACCTTCTTTCGCTTCCGCAACATCGATTTTGGTGCTTGCGGGGTCGTGCATATTTACTCCCAGTACGGCGGTCGCATCGATGCGGAGGGCGATTGGCGGATCAGCGGCGGCGCCACCTACCACCTCCTAGCTGACGGTGGGTTGATCGCGGCAGGTGGCCGCACTGTGACGCTCACCGGAACTCCCAATTTCGTCGGGTGCTTTGCGCTCGCCCAGAAGGGCACAGGCATCATCGATGCTGCGCTGATGACGTTCGTCGGCGGCGCAACAGGGACGCGCTACGTGGCCCAATTCGGTGGACAGATCGCGACGGCCGGCGGTGGCGCAAACTACTTCCCCGGCAACACTGCCGGAAACGGCACCAATTTCGGCGTCGCGCCATATGGGATGTACTCATGATCTGGACCCCGCAGGACCACTACTGGATCGTCGCCGGTGACGAGACGCGCGTGTGGTCGAGCGCTCGCGGCGACTACGTGCCGACGAATGACGCGCCCTATACGGCCTGGCGCGAGGCCGGCGGCGTGGCCACGCGGATCTCGACAGAGCAGGATCTGACAGACGTGCTCGCGCTCTACGGGCTGCGGGGGCCGCATGTCGACCTCGCCGCCTACGCGGCCGACGCGCGATGGCGTCGCGAGACTGGCGGGACGACGTGGAGAGGCTGGCCGATCCACACCGACGCGACCAGCCAGACCAAGTATCTGGCCGAGTTGCAGGCAATCTCACTCGGGGTCCGCGACGACGGCGACGGCTGGAAGTTCGCCGATGGCGCATTCCGTGCCGTCAGCAATGCGGACTTCTCTGCGCTCGCGACGGCGGCGCGCGCACATGTGCGCGCCTGCTTCGCGGCTGAGGCCGCGGTGCTCGCAGGCATCGCGGCCGGCACCATCACGACGCCAGCCGAGATCGACGCCGCCTTCGCGGCGGTCGGCGCAGCGGAGTAGGGCGCCGCAACCAATCCGGCACGATCCGATCACGACGAGAGCCGGCCGCGCGCCGGCACGATGGAGCACGAGCATGGCACCGACATTCGAGGCCGCGAGGAAGGGCTACGCCGCGATGTGGGCGGCGGCCACGGTCAAGACCGACCGCCGATCCGCGGCCGAGACGGTGGCCCGGCGCATCATCGCCGGCCGGGCGCGGTACGAAGCCGTGCAGCGCGCCACCGGCGTGCCGTGGTGGTGGATCGGCGCGATCCACGATCGCGAGAGTGGCGGTGACTTCCGCGGCGTCCTGCACAACGGCGAGCGCATCATCGGCGCGGGCCGCAAGACGCGGCTGGTGCCGAAGGGGCGCGGCCCCTTCTCCACCTGGGAGGAGGCCGCAACCGATGCCCTCAAGCTCAAGGGCCTCCAGAAGATCACCGATTGGTCGCCGGCGCGCATGCTCTACGAGGCCGAGCGGTTCAACGGCTTCGGCTACGTGTCGCGCGGCGTCAACTCGCCCTATGTGTGGGCCGGCACCAACCACCAACAGCGCGGCAAGTATGTCCGCGACGGCGTGTGGTCGGCGACCGCGTGGGATACCCAGCTCGGCGTCGCGGCCGTGTTACGCGCGCTCGTCGACGTCAGCCCCGAGGTCGCGGCTCGGATAGCCCCTGCCGGGCCGGCGAAGCCCGCTGGCGCGCCGCGGGCAGCCGCCCCCGCCGTCACCACCGTCCCCACGCCCATCGCGCTGCCGGACCGGCC